GACTGTCATTTGATACGAGGTAGTCCATTTCTGCTTGGTAGGTTTCTAGTTTAACCTTCTTATGTTTAAGGACTAGGATATCAATACTTAAGTCTGCAATAGTTCCGTCTTCCATTAACTCAGAGGTGGTGATAACCTTCTTGAGAGGCCCGAATAATCCTTCGAGTTGTAATCTATGAACCTCTGTTCCGTCTAGTGTTCCTGTTGTTCCGAAACGTAATGCAGTGTTCTTCATCTTTTCTAGAATACCTTTCAATACATTTGCCTTGAATAGATGTGCTTCATCTCCGACAACCATATCAATTGATTCTAGGGTCTTCTTAGGTGCTTTACTGAATGACTGCCATGTAGTAATTGTTATAGGTGCATCAAATACAGGTTGACCGTGGTAGATTTTGCAGATAGGTTCTTTATAACCATACTCCACGAAATCCTTACTCATCTGTTCAACCAGTGAAGTTGTGGGTACGATGATTACAGTTTTCTTATTATAGTACCGTGCAAGTAAGTATATGATTAATGACTTACCACTTGCAGTTGGTGAAAGTAATAGTTGTCTTCCGTATTGTATTGCAGTGTTGAATGCATCTATTTGATACTCTCTAGGTTCGAATGGCAGGTTTAAACTTGCTAACCATTTTTGACTACACAATGCTCTTGTCTTGGTTCCAATAATATCATGAATCCCTTCAAAATTATATCCTCGTTCTCTGCAGAACTCATCCACATATGGAAGTAGTCCAATATAAATCTTGTGTGTTTTAATAGAGAACAGGTATACCTTACCATCCCACATTCGGTTCTTATAGGAAGGCATGAATTTTGCGTTGGGAACTTTAAACGAAAAGAATTCGAATAACTCCTTTGCAAGTCCATCATCACAATCGACCTTAAGAAATACTTCGTTTACTTTAGAAACTTTTACAGTATCAGACATAGGGTTTACCAGTAAACCATACAACTAATGATTTACGAGTACCGCTAAGGATTGGGGTTACCTGATGGTATAAAAAAGAAGGGAACACAGCGACACTTCCAATTTCTCTCATAGAAAAAGGTAGTGTTCTGATAGATTCATTCATATCTATAGAGGGACTTAATCCTTCCATTCCAAAAGCAGTGGTCTTCATCTTATCAAATTCTCGTTGGGGTTCCAACCACTGAAAATGTCCGCCTTCATATTCTTCGGGAGTGTTTAATTGAATAGTCATACTAAGTTTTCTATGAAGACCACTTGCATAGGGTTTAGGGCCTGCATCCGTATGCCAAGTATAAAAATCTCCCTTCCTGTTGGGTTGTTCATTATAGATCGTATACTGAGGATTCTCCATTAATTCCCATTGATGATTCCACCGTGCATCACTATTTCCCATGTTAGCTGCGTCTACAATCTTTTTGTGTAGATGTTCAGGCATATGTCCTGATGGAAGATCAAACCACTTTACCTGAGAACTACGAATATCTAGATTTTCATTCCCTTCATCTTTTTGTTCCGAATCCTTATCACCATCACTTGCTCCAATCTGGCCAGGCATAAACTCTAGTTTATCAGCTGCATGATGTAGGTCTGCAATTTCTTGAGGTGAAAAGAATGAAGGTGCTTGCCATACATAGTTTTCTAATATCATATTAAGTTCCCGCCATGAAGCGTCTCCAATCGATAGTATTTCGTATCGTTTGGTGTCTCCAAGTTATATTTTGCATACACTCTTTAAGAAAGTCTATAGTTAATTTTAAATATTCTTGTTTAGCTTTTAACTCTTGCAATTCTTTATCACTATTAAAGAAATAGTGCATATCCGTTTTCATCACCTTTAACCCATCAAAGGGGTCTTGATCCCAACCATATGAATCGATGGTCTCTCTATCCAACTTACCAGTATACCACAACCACTTATCTCTAAGTAGGATATCGTATTTCATTTGGTATTGTTTTTCCACCATCAATTTACTAGTAAGTAAATCTAGATATTTTGCGTGTAATTTGGGGACTTCAAGGGATGCATGATCTAATTGAATATCATCAATCTCACAATCTTTCGCCCACTGGGTCTTTATCTCTTCTAAGTTCATAATATATTATACCACGAAAGTATGTTTTTAACTAGTGGTTTTGATCTCGTAATAGGTAAACCTGAACTCACATGTACAGGTCACTGGTTCGGTTTCTGCACCTGATTGTAACTCCAACGCTCCTAAAGAGATTGGAAATGCATCATGAAAGTGGAAATACCTGTTAGGTAAGTTTTTATTAGTGTTAGTAACTAGTGTGATTTGTGACATTGTGTTTAGGTTATCTTCATTTAGACTTGATATACCTATAGGATTCTTCGTTGCACCAGTATATGTTCCGTAAGCACTTGGGTCACTTATGGGTACTATTGAATTTATCCAATCGTATATCTCTTGGTAGTTTGCTAAATCTTCATCAACTAGGAAAGTTACACTTAGTGTATCAAAGGTAACCTTATCGCCAGGCCAATATACATCTAACCCAACTCCTGCTTCTGCAACAATCTCTGTAAATGATAAGCCGGGAAGGGTTACAGATTGTACATAGTACTCAACTGTAGGAACTTTATCTATTAATAGTCTAAAATTATTCTTATTAAGAATCGACTTGTTGATATCTATTTCAGCCATCTAGTTTTATTATCCTTTTATTTGACTTGGTGTCATGGTAATCCTCACCCCTATACTCTCTAATACTGGTCATCTCACATAGGTATCCGTCTTGGACATATGTAGTAACTATTTTTCTAGAAAGCACATCTTTGGTGTTTTCTTTCCCTTGTGGAAAGTTTGCCTTCTCCCATGGCCCTTCTAGAATCTTTACTGTTTTTTCGTAGTTTGTCATAATTTTATATTTAGGTAAAATGGGGGTTTCCCCCCATAGTGTCATTACTTTTCGGTTACGAACTCGTTAAGTTGTCTCGCTGTACGAATAACTTCTTCACCAGTAATTTCTCTTAGCGGTAAGGGTTTCTTATCGTTAGGGAAACTATCGTTGTGGGCGTAGATAGAATCTACTTCTCTTTGGAAGTTGGACTCTAATATCCCTTGTGCTTGACCTAGTAAGTCAGCTCTGATTTCGAACCCTGATTTATTTGTGTTTGACATAATTTTCTCCTGTGTGTATGTGTCATGTAAAGATTATTCCTTACCATAGTATTTAGGTCATTTAAAAAACTACTTGACAATGACTACCATTTTCTGATATACTAGTAGTATGGAAATAGAAAGAAAAAATATTATATTTGACATTGACGGAACTATTGCCGATATGCAACATAGGAGACATTTTGTAGAAAATACTCCTGCAGATTGGGGTTCTTTCAAGTCAGAAACCGTAAATGACACCCCTAACCAATGGGTGTGTGATATTGCAAAGAGGTTCATTGAACAAGGAGATAGAGTAGTCTTTTTCTCCGCAAGGAATGAAACCGAAAGAGATATCACCGAAGCTCAAATTAAGGAGTGGATAGGTGTTGATTCATGTGACTTGTTCTTGAGAGGAAACGATGACTTTAGAACTGATGCAGTATTTAAGACTGAAATTGCAGACTTGTTCGAAGAACATGTTGGTAAGATTGACATGGTCTTTGACGATAGAAACTCTGTTGTTGAGATGTGGAGATCAAGAGGATTGAATGTAATCCAAGTTGCAGACGGCGACTTCTAAAACACCTTATTCAAGGTAAAAAAAAAGGTCTCTTACGAGACCTTTTTTAAAGTTACTTAAAACTTTTAATTTACAGAATGTTAGAAACTGCAAATTTTCTGTAGTACTGGTTAGTACCTGCAGATGCAAGACCACTTGCAGGTGTAGCACCTACGAATGGATTACTTACCATACCATATCGAGTTTTGAAACCGATTTTTGGTTGGAAAGTGTTCTCACCTACTGCACGAACCATTTGTAATGGAACGTATGGGCAATAGAAAAGACCAGCATCATAAGGATTAGTACCCCTATAACCTACTGTTAAGTAGTCAACGCCTGCATAAGGGTCAACATAAACCTTAACTCGTCCGTTAAGAACACCAGCAAATGTATTGCCTGTGTCATCAACATTCAAAGAAGTAGATAATGCAGGAGCGTAATCTAATACCCCTGCCATTGAAAGAGCAGATGCTACGTCTGAAGAACATAGGATAAAGTTGCCTTTACCTCTACGAGTTTCTTTAGCGATTGCATTTGATTCTCTTTCGATTTGGAATAATAGACCTTTGAATTTTTCAACAGACCATCTTCCGTTAGCATCAACATCTAAGTTGAATGTTCCAGCAACAGCAGCTGCCGCAGCACCTGTTTTTGCTTGGATGTTGACATTTCTGACAACTTCACGGTTAATTTCTGCTAAAATTTCAGAACTAAGAATATTTGCTAATTCTGATTCTGCATCAAGACCGTGGATTGCTTTAAGGTCTTGTGCTAATTCTAATGTGTATTCTGCTTTTAATGCTCTTGACTTGGCGGTCACAGTGGCTTTCTCGATAGAGAATCCCATTTGTGCAAAACCGTTAGATGCTTCAACATCACCCAAAGCTTCTGCTGAAGCTGTGGACATGCCTGCACCTGTATCGGAAGCGTATGCACCTGCAAACGGATCAGCATTTTGTGCCGCAAGGACACCGTCTGCTGTTGGGTTTACACCTGAAGAATAGTCAGTTTGAACTTCGTCTATTCCCATAGCTTCTGATTTAGTTAGTCTTGTTCCTGAAGGGTAATCGTTATATCTTGCTTTCATAGCAAAGATTAACCCTGTAGGGCCAGTCATTGGTTGAACTCCACAAATGTCGTACGCAACGAGATTTGGCATAGCACGTCTAACTAGTGAGATCAAAATCGGATCCCAGTTAGAAACGCCTGTTCCAGTAGCATTTAAAGGTGCTGCCTCTTGCAAGTTCTGCTCGTTAAGAGCTTTCTCTTGGTTTTCAAGGATAACAGCAGTAACAGCACGCTTGTAGTTGTCTTCGATCTTTGGAAGATCAGAGTGTTCTAGAATCGGTTGCCACTTTTCTTGTAAGTTTTCTGATAGAAACATTGTATTTTTCCTTTAAATTAAACTTTAACCTAATGGTTTAAGTTTTGATATTGCTTGAGTATACTTATTCATTGTAGGGTCTAATACTTTCTCTGTTTGTTCAACTTCGAATTCATTAGCACCTTCAACAACTAAGGTCTCAGTAACTACCTTTTTACCTTCAACAGGGAAGTAGGCTGCTTTGACTTCTGCAACTTTCTCAGCGAAATCTGCTTCATCTTTGTAGTCCACACCTTCTGCTAAAGAAGATAGTTTCTCTTTTTGAGTATCAGTCAAATCTTTCGATGCTTCTGATACTACATTGCCTCTCTTGAGAGAATCATTTTCTTCAGTGATTGCCATATTATTAGACACTTCACCGTCAAGTTTAGATTCCATCTCTTCGAGACGATTTGCGAGTTCATCGATAACATCATACTTATCTTCAGGAACGTCAACATAATGTTCTACGAACAATGTTTTTAATCCTTCGATAAAGTTTTCAGTCATTTCTGACCTCAAACCACGCTCTATTGCAAGTTCGTTTTCTTTCGTCCACTCTTCTGCACAATAGGTTAAGTACTTATCAACGGCTTCCGCAAGGTCGTCTTTGACAGTATTAACTGTAGTTTTTAATTCTTCTTGATATTTTGCATCAAGTTGTTCTTTAACTTCTTGTACTTTTGATTGTACAGAAGCTTTAAAGATTGTTTTAGCCTTTTCAGCATTTTCTGGGGAAAGGTCTAATGCTTCTGAAATTGCTGATAGGTCGTCATCTATTTCAATTTCAACAAGCGAAGATTCTAAATCTGCAGATACTTCTTCAGCAACTGCTTCTTCTTCTTCTTCCTTAACTTCATCAAGTTTAGACATAGATGCAAGGATTTCCCCTACTTTATCTTCGTCCATACTCTTCAAAGACTCAACGATTGCTCTTGCAACCTCTGCCTTTGTCAAACTCTCGTCAGTCTCAGATTCAGATATTGTTCCCAATACTGTCTGAAGTTCTTCCTTAGTCATTTCCTTCATGTTGTTGACGATAGCTTTAATTGATTCCATTTTAGAAGGTTTAGTTTCTTCTTTAATTTTGTCTGCTTTTTCAGCTTTACCAGCACCCTTCTTCTGAGGATCACCTTCGTTTGAAGGAACTTTCTTCTCAGCGTCTTTGATTGCTTTAACTGCTTTGTCAACAGGATTGGTTTCAACTGGGACGACTTCAGCTTTGCCTTGACCTATAGTCGCAGCATCGGATGAACCTTGTTTGACTGGTTTTTTGTCACCTTTTTCAGCTTTAGCGTCAGGTTGCCCTTCCTCTAGAACTGTTTCAACAACTTCATCAGTTGTCTCTAGGTTATTTTCTAACTCTGCCATTTTTTTCTCCTGTTTTAACACTTTATGTGTTACTTTATTTTATTTATATGTTATAGACTCTCAACGAACCTTTTCCATAGATTTAACTTAGTTTCTTCCAACTTATTTAGTCGTGCAGATTTTAATTCTGTTTGCATTTCTTCTAATTGGACTTGTGTGAGGATACCATTCTGATATACCCACTCGACCCCTTCCATGATTCCTTCGACAAATGCCTCAGGAGCGGATGGGTCGGCAACGATATCACCTGCAGTAGCAAGTTGAAAATCGTCTTTAACATACTGTGCATTACCTCGTTGTTCGAGCGAACCCAAACCTCTAGATGATACACCTAATTTAGCACCATCATTGATGAGAGCTTTAACAATCTCACCCATTGGAGTACTTAAAATCTTTGCCTTACCCACATAGTTCTTACCTTCTAAGGTTAAGGACTGGATAAGATGTGATACTTTGTCAAGGTTAATAGTTGGCCCTTCAGGGTGTCCCAACTCACCGAATGCACGGTCTTTCTCAACAAATTCTTTTACATAACGAGTAACTTCTTTTTCCATAATGGCTTTAGGGTAAACTCTTCCATTACGATTTTTTATATCCGCCTGCATGAAGACACCTTCAATAAAGTAGTCTTTCTTACCGTTTTTTGACTCGGTAATTACTGGTGATATACTTTCGTTAAACTCAGCTATTAATTTCATTTACTATTTCCTCGATGTTGACATCAAATTCTTCACCCATGTTCTTCATAACTTTTTTGATATCTTTAAATTCTTTCTCTGCAGTCTTAAGGTCTTTATACGGTGCATCACCTGTAAAAAGATTATTGTTAACAAAAACGTGAATCTTTCCCTTATAACTAGCATAAACAATGTCCAAGTTTTGAGAACCTATTTTGGATGTATCGGTTTTAACCTCTTTGTGTCCTGAAGGCAATTTATTCTTTGCTTCATTCAACTCTACTGATACTTGTCCAAAAGTTTTCATCTAGTCCTTCGCTTCTTCTGTTTTGTCCATCCAGTCAACTTGACTTTCAACTCGTTTAAAATCTACTGCCTGTGCAGCCTTTTCTTTGATACCCTGTCCTATTAGGTCTTTTGCAGCTGCAAGTTCCCCTTTTTCTACAGTATCTACAATTTCTCTTGCTATCTTACTCATTATTTATCTCCTACTTCAGTTTGATCGTAAAATCCGTCTCCGTCACCTTGGTCGTCTCCGTCCTCGGCTTCCTGTTTAATCTGTGCATCAATTAACTTGATGTCTTCTTCTGTCTGTCTTAGGATGTATTTTCTTACATATTCTTTACTGAAATACTTTCCTACATAGTCACCAGCAGTCTGAAGTGCATCCAACCTTTCTCTAAGAATCTCTTGTTCCTTTAACTCTGTAAAGTGATTGTCTGCAGTGAAGTCATATTGTATGAAGTCTTGCAACTTATCAAATTCTTCACCTTTTACTATCTCTTTAAGAATCAGCTGAGTCCTTAAAAGGTCTGTAAACACTCTAGCAAACTTCTTCTGAAGCCTGTTAGTGAACTTATTAAACTTAAGTTCGTCTCTAGAAATCTCAGAAGATCGACCCATATTGAATCCGTTATCTGACTCCATTCTAGAACTAGGAACATTTAATGATTGGTATAACTTCTTCTTGAAGTATTCTACATCATCAATTTCTGCAAGGTTTTGTCCGCCTGGCAATGTGGTAATTTCTGTTCCTCTACCACCCTCTCTTCTAGGTAACCAAAAATCTTCTAACATACTCATATGTTTTCGATCATCTTTGATCTCCCCTGTGTCTGCATTGTAAATAAGTTTATTTCTATACTTATTCATCACATCCGCAAGGTACTGTTCTGCTTTTGCCTTTGGAAGATTACCTACATCTATGTAAAATATTCTTCTTTCAGGAGCTCTAGATAATCTATAGATTACCAGTGCATCTTCCATCATTGATAACTGATTCGCAGTCTTCAATGCTTTATGTAAATACCCAATAACTGCATTCTTGTTAAAATCTAACAATCCCGAAGTAGTATAACATACTGCCTCAGGCGCAATTCTTACTGTTGTACCTTCATTAGTACCAGTTTTATCGAAACCCCTTTCGTTAAAGATATAAAATTCTTCCGTTTTTGAAATAATTTCAATACCCTTGTCTTTCTTGGTTTCGACATTCCTAACCTTCTTAATCTTAAGAGGGTCAACTTGTCTGATGTCAATAATACCTAACTTAGTACGATTGCCATCAACAACCTTATGGAAGTAAATCCTTCCATCAACGTACCATTTTCGGAATATTTCATGAGAGTTCTGATTGAACTTCATCATTGATAAGATGTTGTAAAACTCGTCTTGCATCTTGTTCTTGATGCTATCAGAGAGTTTCACATCTCTGAGGTCGAGTGTTACTATCCTATCGGCACTATCCGAAGTGATACACTCATTAACTATATCTTCAATAGCTGCATCGCATTCAGGAACAAGTGAGGTTTCTCTGTATCTACGAATAAGTTCAACCTCATTCTTGATACCACCTTCCATATCGACATAGGCACCATAAGCACCCCCTGCGATATAACCTGCGTTTTGACTAACAACAGGTGTTCCATCATCATCTACACGAGGGACAAATGACTTTGCCTTCTGCGTATCTGCAGCCCTTAATTCTTCCTTTTTACGGGAAATTTCAAATCCAAATATATCCATACTATTATTTATAACACCTCTAAAGTGCTATTTTTCACCTTAAAACTACTTAAATTACTCTTTCCCAGTGAGAATATGCAAAAGTCACACCAAATTCTTCAACGGCAGTTGCTGCATCGAAAGTTAAGTCGATGGCTGCAATCTCAGTTGGGAACATGTTGAAAAATTCATATCTCGCCAGAACAGAGTCATCTCTTCCTAACTGTTCAACAAACGCTCTTGATAACAAGTAATCTGTTGTTGAACTTCCTGTAGTAGTACCGTAACCTTGAATTTCTCCCTGCCATTGTTCTAGTGCAGTTCTAGCGGAGAATTCATTATCGTTAAAAATTGTTACTGACCAGTCTGCGAAGGTTCTATCTCCAGCGAGTTTGAGGATAGTTCCTTTATAGGGAACCTCTACCTGTGCAACGGTTGCTGCCGGTATTGATGCACCCTTTGCTAGGAATTCAATTTTATTTCCTGCACGAGGTAAGTAGACTCTGAACTTGTTAGCTCGTGGGCCACCACCAGTTAATTGTGCTTTAAATTGATCTATTGTTGACATTTATATACTCCTAATTAGACTGCTGAATAAATTTCTTCAAACTGAACACCACTTCGAGCAGCGACAAAGTTCAAAGTTATATAGTTGATTGAACGAGCAGGTTTAACGAAGATAGAACAAACAAATTCGTTTCTATCCATTACACTGTCAGTATTGTTTGTTTCATCACAAACTACTGAAAAGTCTATTAAACCCCTTCTGTTTTTAATATCTCGTAGGAAAGGTTCTATTGCAGCTCTAAATTGTGCTCTAGTGAATGAATCATTATATTCAAACAATTGTGCTTTTGCAGCTGTTGATATTGCTTTCTCTAAGACGATAAACAACCTTCTCACATTTATTCTGTCAAATGCAGATGGTGTTGACAATGCTGTTTTATCACCGAATAAAACTGTACCTTGGCCAGGAAAAGTTGTTATTGGATTGACTCTTGCACGATACAGGTCATCTCTAGATGCTTGTTTCGGGTTGAATGCAATCTTAGTTATTCCTAGATATTGACCTCTTGAGAATCCTGCAGGACTTACCCATGCATCTCTTTGAAGGTCTGATCTTGCCATGATACCAGCGGTGTGTCCGTTTGCAGGTATCCAACAGTATTTGTCGTTGTACCTGTCATACTGATAAATCCAAGTTGAGTCTAAGACTGCATATGAACTTGAAGTTGCCGTATCTACGGTTGTTTTAACATTAGATGATTGTGTTGACTCACTGGAGACATCTACAACATCTGTTCTTCGTGGACTTGCAATAACCATACAATCTTTTCTTGCTTCTGCAAGTAGGATTGCTTGATTTATTTGACTTGTCCAATCTACAAGAGTGTCTTGATCTGTTCCTGAACCGTCATCAGTTCTTGTTGAACCCACGAGTAGGAAAGATACATCAATTGTTTCACCGTCACCGAAATGGTCTGACCATGCTGATTGTTTTTGTCCTGCAGTACTTGTTCTTCCGTCTGCACCACCACTTAGTGATGTATTTTCAGGTAAAGCGGGTCTACCGAATGCAGTACCAACTGATGTTGCTATTGTTCTAGTTTCTCCACCTGATGCTAACATCGTAGTTGAGTGACCTGACCAATATACATAATCTGAACCAGTTGCAAGTTTATTTTTGTAATAGTTAGAAGCACCTTGTGAGTCTTTACTATCACTTGCGAGGGATACGAATCCAAAGGATTCTAAAATTGTGTGTTTAGTTCCTGAGAAGACACCATCTTCGTCTATTACGACTACATGGACTTCATCTGCACCTGCACCACCTGCTGTTGCAGATTGTGAAATGCCTGGAGCTTTACTGAATAGTGCATGATGTTCCCAATATCTATCGATATTAGAACCGTTTGCAACTATTGCTGTTAAACCTACTCCTGCAGGTTGAGACAATGCCTCAATTGTTATTGAAGTTGCTGAAGGTAATGTTAATACTCTATATTCTGTTGTGTGTCCAGTAAATTTAATTATATCTCTGACTGCGAAGATAGCGGAACTTGCAACTGTTATAGTTGTTGCACCAACTGCTCCTGCGGCACCCATAGTGGTTACAGCGTCATTGAAATAAGCATTTGAACTAGCACAAACTGATATTTTAAGTGAGTTTCCTTTTGCTCCTGCGAATTTTGAAATAAATTTTCCGACTGTTCCGACTAATCCACCTGCTTGATAAGATGCTTCATAGTCTGCATTACCCTTAAGTAATGATGTTGCATGAGCTGCTGCGTTAGCAGAATATAATCCTGTTGAATTAACACGAACAACTCTTAAAGATGCTCCGTATTTTAAAAATGATTCTGCTGTATAGAAGTCTTCCGCCCCAGCATTTGTGTTAGCTGGTTGACCGAAGTTATCTACTAAACCCTTTGCGCCTGAAACTGTTTTTACTTCATCAACAGGGCCCCATTGAAATGAACCAGCGAATGCACCAGTTGTAGTCGAAACTGCTGGTACAACATTTGTTAAGTCAATTTCGTTGACCTGAACGCCTGGTGATACTTGAAATGCCATACTTTTCTCCTGTTAATGTAAAAGTTGTTGTTTACTGTTTTATTTATAACAATATCTAATCTAACAACACCTTCACATTTTAACTTTTAATTTAAATTGTCCCTAAGATACCACCTGTCACCGTCTTCTACAAAGGATGTAGTTTCAGGAGTTTCTGTTTGGGTTCCGAAAATCCCAGCAGGTAATAAGTCTTTTTCTATTAATTTTTGTTGTTCTGCATACAAAAGGTCTTTAATCAGATGATTTGTAAGATGATGGAAGTATTCAGTAGTGACAAACCAACTGAACAAAACGCAGTTCATAACCAAATCATCATGATAACCTTTTGCAGCCTCAAACGACATGCCTTTATTTATAAAAGTCATGAGTTCCGTAACTGTGTTTCTATCTACTAGTTCCAATCTGTTTTCTTCTAGTAGTTCTTTGAGTGTAGAACAACCTACTCGTTTAATTTTTTTGTTCATAGTCACCCCAATATCTTCTGCTTTGGTAGTACCTTGAACAAAAACATTGTTATACTCAATGTCGTAATGCAACTGGGTAGCAACAAGTGCTCCCTCTGCATTGTTTTCTATAATAACTAGTGCATCATTATAAGCACTTGCATATTTATTTATAATATCAGGAAACAGCATGGGTGATATCATACTATTTCTATACACTGCAACCTGTGTAAAGGGTGAAGTGGATACATCAAATATTGTAAAGGTGGAAAAATCCATTCCCCTTCCCTTTGCAACATCTACTGTACACACATAGGTATGATCGTCCACTGGTCTTTTGTACATGGAGAAGTCTTCCTTCCCCCAATCAGGGTCTACTGTTCTCATACCTAATAGACACGAAGAACTTATAAGTGTATTACCTGTTCCTAGGAAACTGTTACCATACTCCTGTTCAAACTGGGTCTCTGAGGTGTTAGCAATGGTTTCTTTTTTCCACTTCGCATCACGGCCAGGCACATCGTCCCAACTAATTGTAAAGTGTTTATACTCTGACTGTTTATGGATTGCAGATTCATAAATCTTATAGAACATATTACCCACACCATTTGCAGTCGAGGTAATGATAACCTTTGAATCTTTACCCGATGTTACCACTGGGTATGTTGCAGTATAGAATTCCTCTGCATTTTCTACGAATGCAAACTCATCGAGGTATAATAAGTTAATTGAAAGACCACGAATCGAACTTGACGATGTTGCAGCTGCAACCAATCGACTGTCATTGGAAAACTCTATCGAACCTTTGTTAAGTATCTTAACGCCTGGCTGTAAGAAAAAGGGTACTGACTCTAACATGGTAACAATACGAGCTACCATTTCTCTTGCAATTGCACCTTTGTTTGCAAGAATTGCTACTGTGACTTCAGGGTGAAACAGTAGATACCATATAAGATATGCACAAGATGTGATTGACTTACCCGATTGTCTTGATGCAAGTACTACATTAAATCTGTTTGAATCGTAGTGTTTAATTAATTTTTCTTGATACCCACGAAGTTTAAAGGGAACCATACCCTCGTCCAATGAGATAACCTGTGTGTAGTTCTCAATGAAATGTTGAGGATTTTTCGAACACTTTATGTATTCGTTTAATTCCTCTTCTGTATACTGGATTTCTACTCCAGCTCTTTTAATTAGACTGTTGCCGAGATATCCTTCATTTTTTGAATCAGTCATTAATCTGTATTTTTCTTCAGATATTTTTGTAAATCTGAAGTAGAACCCACATATAAATGGTTATGTTGAGTCTTAACATTTCCACTTTCATTTTCTAAATCTTTAATCTTTTTCTGCAAGTCTAATAGTTTCTCTGCAGTATCCCCAACCGTCTTAATTAACTGTCCTGCGACCTCATAAGCACGTGGGTGTTCGGTTTCTTTGCATAGGTCGAGTATCCCATCAATCGCATCCTGACCTCGCTCAACGAGGTTGTAGAGGGTTTCACGACCATACCTATAGTCTGAGTCCATTGAGTCCGTGCGAGTAGGTAGTTTTACCACCTTGCTTTCTTTTTTTATATCTGTGGTAATATCTAGGATATCATCCAATTTAGAATCTATATTTTTTGCCATAATTAACTCGCATCTTCAGTCTGATTGTCTGCAAATGTTGAACCAGTACCGTCATCATAAAAATTCACCGTTTCTGCAACAACAAAAGTATCGGTTGGGTCTACTGAACCCACAAACTTCAAGGTTGTTTTGTTTGCAAGTGTAATTGCACTACTAAGTGTTATACTTAATTTATTAGCTGCAATGGCACTTACCGTTGGATTAGTTGTTAATCCTGTATCGAACACTTCATCACCAACACTTATAGAACTATTTATCGCAGTTGCAAACACTACATTTGTAGATGAGGACTGGATATTTGCGATCTCTCCGAATGCAGGTTCATAATGTTTTATCTCTTTAATTAAACCTGACTCTTGTATCTGTGTGGTTGTAAATCCTTTACTGACAGCAGGATTAATGTATGTTCTTTCGATAACATTCTTAATAATTTTACCAGTGTAAACTGGGCCAAAGAAGTATATCTTCATTGAAAAATCTAATTTATGTTCGATGACTCGTCTTTCTGTAAACTCACCTTCGTAAGTATCTTCCATTGTTACACTAGTAAGTGTAATAGGAACGTCTCGAACCTCTGTCATAGAATCTACTATTTTCATAGAAACTGTGTATTCGGGTTGGAAGTAAGGTAGAATCTGTTCTACAATTTGTAGTCCGTCACTAGCATTCTTTGCTAGAACACTTAGTGAAAAGTTTATAGTGTAAGGTGCAGGTGCATATTGAAATCCTCTTTTTACCTTATCAGTTTCTAAAGTACTTTTAGTTGTACGGATTAGTTTGTTTTGTTGTCTAGCTGCATCGTATTCAAACCCTGTAATCTCAAATGCCATTCTAGGTAGACTGATTGCACTTCTGTTACCATCAGTTAGGTTTGCTTCTTCATTAAGTCTTGCTAACCATCGTTGTTTAGGGCCGTAAGATATTGGTACTATCTGTTGTGCAAGTACTGTTCCATCAGATTTTATCTTCTTAATGGTGATATTATTGAATAGTGTTCCAAAAATGGATACACTTCTCTTGATTGTTTCATGATAAAAATGAGTCCCAAACATTACTGGTTCTCCTCGATATACTTCCTCAAGTCACCAACCGTTAATAGTTCTTCTGCATCGTCATCAGGAATTTCCATTTCGAATTCATCTTCGATTGCCATTACTATCTCAACTATGTTCAATGAGTCTGCACCCAAATCTTCAACAAATTTTGATTTCTCTTTTATTAAATCTTGGTCGCAACCAATTGTTTCTGCAATTATTTTTTCGATCATTATGTTACCTCACCGAATGGGTTTGTTTCACTAAAGTCTAAGTATCCGTCTGCTTTAGTTTCAAATTCTAAGTTATCTGCGGCTCCATCGTTGTCCATAGTCATGACATCTACAATACTGGAAATAGTATGACTTGCACCACCTGATGCACCAACTAACACATCACCCACCACTAGGGTCTTCGTGTTATCTCTAATTCTTAGATTTCTAGTAGTTGGATTCCAAGATACACATTCTCCAATCACAACAGAACTCAATGTGATATTCTCGTTGTTGACATAGTTTAATGTTCCACCAGCTGCCACTGTAAGGTCAATGTAGTATGCTTGTTCATCTTCAATAAGGTCAATATTTGTAACACTAGTATCGAAGTCTTCTCCACCGTATTCGAACAGTTCACACTGTAGTTTAAACACAAAAAGTTTTCCAACCTGATAGAATGGATTTTCGTGTTCTACGAATTTAATTTCAAACATAGAACCAGTTAAAGGGAAATGAATTAGATCACCCTCATTAGGTCTCATTGATGTTGCAAGGTTTGTATCTAGGGATATGAATCTTTCCCATGATCTTAAAGAGATTACGAAAGTTGCAGTATCACGAACAGCAATACCAAACTTAGACATTAGGTCTCCTTCTCCCTCAAATCCTTCAGGATTTTCTATATACATTTCAACACTATATGCATCACCAAATCTTGACTGTACATCTTCATTGAGTATGGTGTCTTCTTCTACAACTTCCCTAGGTAGGTAGAAACAATCTTGCCCATACAGTCTTAAAGACTCAACAACTAAATCCTCATAGAGGTGTTGTTCAGTGTTTACTGCATGGTTAAAAAATACATTAGTAGGCATTTATTACCCCATCATGTCCATGACTGGCATTTCATAGTTCAGTCTAGACTCTTCTTCTAATTTTGTTATCTCTTCTTGTGCTTCGGTTTTCATCTGTTCAGAGTTAAGTGTAACTCCGCCAGGCAAAGCAATTCCAGTAAATTTAGCAAGGTTTTCACCCCATTGATATTTGACTTTTGCAGTCGCATATTTCTTTAACCACATATCGTTGTATACATCTGTCATATCGTTGGGGTCAATCTTTCTATAACACTCGATGACAATCCACTCGTTTGCAGTGAGTTTACTTGCATTATAGTCAATATACAATCTATTACTGTGCATATTGTATCTTATAGGGATTTGACCTACTAACATTTGGTTGAGTAATGCAAGGTGTGATTGAACTTGAGAATAATACATAACACTTGTTGATGTTAAATCCCATAAGTCATTTAGTCTAAGTTGATATTGTATATCAAACATATTGGACTGTATCCCACTTGAGAAGGGGAACAAGTTAATAACCGCAAGAACGTGTTCAGGTAGTGTAATGTAATTCTTACCTTCTCCGTAAGTCTGACCTGAGATTGCTTGAGTTCCAGTAGTTGCAGCTGAATGTGACTCGTTTGTTTTAAACGAATCTATTTCTGCTTGAGTAATTTGGTGTTTAAGATAGGTTTTGATTGAACCATCATAGTGAAATTCTTGAAAATACTGAAGTGCTTCATCGACTCTGTCATCCAATTGGTCGTCATCTATATTAATTTCCACAACAGGAGCTCCTAGAGCTCTCTTAATGTAGTCCTTGAAGGTTGCTTTTGTATTAGGTGCTGCCATAGTAGTTATCCAAGTAGTATTCTTATCTACTACTATTTATACACTTGGGGAACCTATTCTTGGAAGTATGTCTTAGATTGCAAGGCGTCTATCTTAGTATCAAGACGATCAATAGAATCGAATAGTCTAAGAAAATCTTTTTCAATTTGATCTCTTGTGACATAGTCCTTTGCCACTTCCTCTCTTGTCTTGTTTATTAAGATTGATAACCTTGCTTGTTCTGATAACACTTGACGAACAAGAAAGCCCATCGGTGCTAAAACAAAGGTTAAAAGAAGATTCCAGATCATATGAGCGTCGATTACTATTTCCATAAGACTATTTATTATTTCGACTTAGTTACTGGGTTACCTTTTTCATCTAAATCGAATAAATATTCGTTTTCATCGTAATTATCGATGTTTCCTTGCCTCGCATCATCATTTTTATAGTGCATTCCAACATTGAATGAAATACTGTATCGTTCTTTCTCCGTAACATTAGGTTCTACCATATGCATTGCACCACTTGGAAAAAGAATACACTCTCCACTTTTAGGTTCAATTGGTATACTAGTCTGCATCCTTGGACTGCCTGGAAAATCTGATACAACTTTGTTGCCAGTTTCAATCATTGTCAATCTACCTTCATCTCCGTCTGCTTGAATATAGAACACACCTGAAAACCAACACCCATTGTGTAAATGAGGTGCATTCCAAGCATCTCTACCATTAATGTTTCCCCATGAATTTGTAATCCAAAGTTCGGCTACTGATGGGTCTAATCCATGATAAGGTAACACTTCATCATTGTAAAATGTTATAATTCGATTCATACACTTTTGAAATATAGGATTTTTCTCACAACCGTCATGTGATTGCCACCCAGTGTACTGATTAGAAAACATTCTTCCTTTTGGGTCTCTCCGTCTCATTGCATCCATTTCATCGACAAGCATTTGTAAATAATTACGATCAACTCCACGACTTTCTGGCATATTTTCCTGCAAGAAATTTCTATGAAACAATGTTGTTGGAAATATTAATCTAACTGACATCTTCTTGTCCGTCCCAATTTAAATCTGTCAATGATCTTTGTTTATCTTTGAAATCCATTTCTATTTGATCCTCTTCATATTCAGGTTTCATTTCTCCTGTCTTAGGATCAAATGGACACTCTGACATGTCTTCTTTAAAATATTTGTGTTTTGGTTTCCACACTTTTAATTTTTTATAAGGCCCAGCCGTTGTTAATGTATCTCGCATACCTGTTCTAGATGCTTCGCTCATTGACATGTATTCATGTTCTGTAGTATGTTGCGATAAATTTTCAACATAAGATTTATGATCTTTTACTGAATAGGTAGCAACCCATTTTTCTCTTTGATAGGGAATAACCTGACATAAAGGAGTTCCTTTCTCTATAACAAAAGAATGGTCTACTTTTGGATAAAATATTATTTGTGAATTATCTTTATTAACATTGAACTCATCGGTATCTATAATACCTTGCCATGTTGCAAAGAACTTATTTTGAAATAGAAATGGGTCTAGATAGAAACACGAATACCCTTTAGGGGTTGTTATATTCCATGGGTTTGACATCTTGAATGCATCTCTAATTGGAGCACCTTTACCCAAGTATTCAAATCCATCATGCATTTGAACTGTAGGATGCGTTTGTGATGCATACCCTTCCATATCCCTACCTGCACTATGGTCTTCTGTATGAAAGAATTGAGAGTCGGTTTCACTTCCTGTGATCCCATTTTTAATCATCATATCCCTGTTTGCCACCAGTATGTACCCTGATTGCAACCAATCCGACATTGCAGGACATGCTCTTATAGTCTTATTAACAGTGCCATTTACAACTTCGGCAACTTTACCTTTCTTCCACCAATCAGGTTGGATAGATTTTGCAAGAATTGGTTTAAAATTCTTTAATGTTTCTTTATCGTATGTATGAAAATCTATCGTTGGCATGATAATTCTCCCCCTCGTCTTCTAGTCTTACTTCATCACCACGAATTACTAAAGACCTTCTGTCCATATATCTCGCTGATGGGTTGGGTGCATCTGCACCGTGTGGTATTCTACCATCAAACATAATTAATCTGTTTGGTTTAAATTCTATTTCTGCTATCTGATGATTCTTAATGTGTTCTTCTCTACCATCTAAACCTGATTGAGGTGATTCATCATATAACCTTAGTGTTCCACCCCATTTAGGATTCCAAAACCTATTTGGATAATACAAGAAAGATAGATTCCATTCGTCTTCCTCTCGACAATCTGAATGAGTAGTTCCTTCTAATCCCTGTGTCTGTGAGTTTAGACCTGCGTATTGAAATCTAACCCACTTAAAACCAAACTCTGTTTGTAATCTTCTGTCCAAGTAACCAGTGAAATATGTATCTATAGGAACTGTCGCAGTGTCCATTTCATAATTTTCTCTAAAGAAGGTTCCCCCCCAAAAACTATGGTGTGGTAATCCTGTAGAACTACCGCTATTTACTTGATTAGTTTTACTCCAAAGGTTTGTTCGACATAGATGTGCATCGTAATGATAATGAAGTGATTGTGCTAACCAATTATCAATAACATAGATGTCCTTTAAAGGTAAATCTTGAATTTTAAACGGTTCGTCAAGATATTTGACTTCCATCAATATTACCCTCTATGATCAGGTAAACTAGTCGCTGGTGGGAGATGACTTATATATTCGTCTAACTCTTTTAACTGATCTTCACGAGTAGCTTGGACTTCTCCACAAATTTGGTCAAGTACAGAATAAACAGCATCTCCATATTCCATCACTCGTCTTGCATTAGAACGGTGAGGATGGTTTGAACCTTCTCTTCCTGCAAATGTTACCTCTGCTAAATCAGAAAATCCATGCATATCAGTACTTTCATTAAGATACTCACCTGCACGATTAGTCAATTTTTCCATGACCTGATTGTTTAAACTTGTTCCAAATGGAGCTTCAGAATTAGAAATGTATTGTTCACACATGTCTTTTTCTACATCTGTTAACTCAATTTTTTCTTGCATATTGAAATCAACATTTCTGTTCCATGCCATGATTTTAATTTCAATATCATCATATACTAAAACATCAAACTCAAATCCTAATTCGGGTCTATCTACACCCTTGAATTCATATTCTAGTCCAGTTGGTTTTCTTACAAAAAGATTGCTATCTTCAGTAAATATTAGTGCGTTTTTAATCATAATTATTTTCCTATAATCTTTCTATTATACCCTATTTTGGGGT